CTCATGAGCTTTTGACAGAAGGTCAGGTCTACGAGGTTGAAAAGATTCATGTCGGTGGTTGGTGCTCCTCTATCCGGCTCAAAGAGTTTCCCGGCAAAGAGTTTAACACCGTACACTTCATTCGTTACGAATAGGAGGAAATATGGGGACTGTTGAAATTTTAGCAGGTGGCGAATTTGCCAATGCCGTAAAAAGTCTTGGGGGACAAGTGGAGGACAAGCCGCATTACAATAGTTATGCCTTGTGGGTTACAGCCAACATGATTTATTCCGACCATGCGAAAAGTATATCCGAGGATATGGGGTATAAGACACCCCAGGAAGTGCCGGCCGATAAGATGGCCCTATCTTGTTATAGAAAGGCGGTGGAGAATCTGAAGGATGAAGACGAGGGGTTTCGTATCAGGAGATACTTTAAGCACCGGATGTACGATAACTCGCCTTTGTGAACTTGAAAGAAAGATAGACATGTTGATTCGGATGGTTGGAAAGCTTGATGGGCTGCGTGGGTTCGGTTCGAATGTTCTTGCAAATGTTGTCGGGGACCTTATGATAAGGCGATGATATGAAAGATAGGATAGACATATTGCTTGAAAAGGCAGACTTCGCATTCTACTGCGACTTCTGCCTTATGTTGAGGGTTCTTCAGTGGAACGTTTAGAGCGTTTCGAGAAGGTCCTTCAGTGGATTATACCCTTCGCTGTATTGGGGAGGATATTAACTCTGTGCGTCTAATTCCTTCACGTCCTGCAGGGTGTTACAAAGTACATACAATGTGCTCATATGGCTCTTGAACAAGTCTGTAGCACCGTCTTCCACGGATTGCGCGTAATCAAACACCAGTTCTATGAGTTCTTCCCTTAGCTGTTCGGGTGTAATGCAGTCTTTGAACAATTCTCCTATTGCGCTGAGGTCGTATTGCTTCTTAGCGGTTCTTATGTTTGTTTCCATGATGATTGAATGATTGAATAATTTTTTAGGTTTTGTTTTAAATGTAAAACGTTGTAAATCAAGTGAACTACAATTTTGTATTTCACTCAAACGAATTGAATAAAGCTTGCTCACCTCATTTATAAGGTGAGCAAAAGTTAATTGTAAGGTTATGCTACATTCATTAACGACAGCAATTCATTCGATGTTTTCAAGAACCATATAGGAGAAGGGAATGAGGCGTCTTTGTGTTGGTGCATCTTCCCATATTTCTCACCTTTCTTTGTGATAACCCATTGAGGAACATCTTTCCCTTTGCTTTTGCTGTACCTTGTGACCTTCTCTATCAACCCAGCTTCAAGAAGTCTTTTATTCCCTTCTTGTCCGCTCATAAATTTCCCTTTTTTATTCATAATTCCTTTATGTTCGAGAAGTTCTGATATTGGTAGTGCCGCTTCTTCATCAACAAATTCGGGCAATGGCAATCCGAGAGGTTCTGCAATCTTTTGTAGCATACCCAAAGTAGAATGATTGTCAAGGCTTAGAAGTTTCTTGGTTTCCTTTACCCATGTGATTTGGTCTTTAAATCCGATTCTTGGAATGTTCGATTCTGTTTTTACCGAACTGATTATCGGCTCGGCTTTTCCGGTTTCTAACGCATCCCAACGGAGCACTAACTTCGCTCTTGTCCCATCTTCAAACTTAGAAGCTATGTACATACATTCTCTGTAATCCAATTCGTAACATGGTTGCTGTCTGTTCCATTGGTCAACATAAGAGGTCAGCGCAAAATTGCGCCCACCTTCTTTCACCCATGCTGGTTCCATATCACGAATGGAACGCATAACATCTTTGTGGTTTCTACCTGCGAGCTCTGCAATTTCAAGAGAGCTCATAGTCTTTTTGATTGAATTTAATTCATTTGCCATAGTTATAACGAATTTATTGGCATTATAGAACAGAGAAACGGCTGTTCACGTCCCGTTCGTTACACTCCTTGATAGGCAGTTGCTACGCCATTAAGCAATAGCACGGGGTTAAACAGCCGTTGTATTATATATACAGCGCACTTACAAGCATAAAAAATGCCTGCATATAGCAGACAACCGTCTGCCTATCAAAAAGTGTAACGCTGCAAATATACGCCCTTTTTCTATAACGCCAAAGATTTAAACAAAAAAATACTTGATAGGTCAATGATATGAGTTATTTGTTCTTCAAACCGTACTTCCTTATGTAAGTGCTTATGGTGGAAGCCGCCACGCCCATCTCATAGGCAATGTCCTTGGACTTCATCCCGTCGTTTACCATCCTCCGCAGATTGTCCATGTCCACAAGTCTTGATGCATGTCCTTTCACTTCGACAGCAGGGGCAAGACCCAACGTCTTGCGCTTTTTTGCGGCATATTCGGGAGTGCATTTGTCTTTGGTCACGTATATTACGGTACGGTGGTCTATGCGTAAGGGATATTCCCCCTTTTCCGTTTCTCTGTGCATCTCCGCGAGGCGTTCCACGTCCCCGTTGAGCGTTGTGTCAATCTTCTTGTATCTGTCATCAATAGGGGTATGCAGCTTTTTCAGTCTGTCTATTTTTCTCATGGCTTTTCTTTATTACTTGAAAACACTAAATTCTGTACTTCTTCTTCCCATACATCTCCCTCATTCCCTTCAAAGTCAAGATATACCGTATCTTTAGGGCTTGGATTGTTGAAACTGGAAAGCAGCCCTACTACCTGCATGGGGATGGAAAGTCTCTCTCCTTGTGGTGACGGCAGTTTTATTCTCACCCGGTCACCGATTTTTAATTCTGTTATATCCATTATTTCACTATGCTAAACTTGTGATACCATTTGTCCGCGTGGCTGAACCATCCAATCATGAACGGTTTGCCGAAGAGGGTTACTTTGTATAGTTTACTCATGAATAATTCGGCTTTTTCTCCGGATTCTGGCTATGTTTACTAAAACGTCCCTGCCAGCATTCAAGAGGGACACGTTGCATGAAGGTATGGCGCATACCCAAATCCTCCCATTCCTCGCAATACTTCTCCAATATAGCCGACATCTCGTCAAGCATACGGACATAGGATTTATTGGCTTCAAGACCACGCTCTATAATCGGGATTGCCATCTTCCATTCTTCATTCGTAAGCAGATTGAGGGACAAGGAAACACGGACAGCGGCTATAATTTCATCTGTAGTCCAAAATTCGTTGCCGTCCTTGACGAAATGATTGACTATTTCGTAGTCAAAGTCTTTTTTCAGCCTGCTCTTGAATGCCGCAATGTTATGCTCTCTGAAGCCAGAACTGTATGTTGTGTAGATAAGCCTTCGTTCGTAATATTCTGTTTCCGGATAGTCTTCAAGTCTTTTCCCTAATAATATTATCTCCATTGTATTTACCATTCCGTCTTTAACTAATATCTCTCCATCATCTCCATATTCATAGCAATCCGGGCAATAGTGCTTGTCATCCACTGGGTCGTAATACCATCCGCTTTCATTGGCAACTTCGGCAACGGTTTTCATATCCTCATGCCACATCTCTTCATTGGCTAAATCCCCACATACATCACACTGGATGTTATGGAAATATTTCTTTACTCTCATGGCTATTTCTTATATTAAATTGGTGTTATCGTAAATATTACCTGCAATCTCATATCTATGCCTAAATTTATCCGAAATTGTTGCATACAAATTGTTTAAAAGGGTAAAAACGATAAAATGTGCACCTTACAAATTTGTCGTTATACGCATCCAACGAAAACTTGCATTTAAGGCAGCATTTAGTCATTGTGCCTATCTTTAATCCTATATTATCCATAATCATATAAGTTTTAACACTTCTTGTATTCCGGCTTCAAGCGCTTCCTCGTAGGTATTGTAATGAATAGAAGGTCTGTTTGCCAGACCGACTAAAACATGGTTCGATACAGACATTATCTCGTAGTACCAAAACAGCTTATGTGAATAGCATATTCCAATATGCAGGTCCTTGGTTTCACGCAGCCACCTTTGAGCCACCGATTGAGGTGGAACAGATAGGTATTTATAACAATTATGCAAAGTAGAAACATTTATAAGATATTTCCTTTGTTGAAACCCTTTCTCTTTCAGCAGCTTCGCTGTCTCTAATGTTACAAGTTCTTCGGTCATTGTTATTCCTCTGTTTTCAGTTCAATCTTTTCTGCCCGTCCCCACCAGGAGCGCTTGTTGTGCTCTTTAATCAAGTTTTCCAGCAGGTAGCGCTTGTATTCTTCATCAGAAGCTTTTCTGCGTTCTTCATAAACCTTTTCTTGCAGGGAATTGGCCTTGTTTTCCAACCTGGTAATTTCTTCGACAAGCTTCTTGACATACTTATCCTTCAAGGAATAGATAGCCCGTGTTTTCCTGGAAAAACTGAATCCTTCTTGTACATCAGTAAATTCAGCCAGCGTATTCCCATCACCCAACGCTACGATAAGCTTGGTAAGGCTTTCCGCGCTTATCTCATAACGCTCTTTTATCTCAAAGGAATCAGGCAATTTCCCGTTCTTGATTTCTATTCCGTCCACGTTGAATATAAGGTCTTTGCCGTCAAAGACCACCTCTTTCTTGTTCTGTTCCATGATACTAATCTTTATTTATGACGTCATTTATATTCCACTCTATTTGAGGAACTTGAATCTTTTGGGAGAATAGTTCCTGCAATTCCTTTACGGTAGCCTTGTGTGCTTGTGCTACGTCTGTCCCACAATACCATCGGTCATGATTGCAAAGAATAAAATCCCCTTTGTATTGGTAGCATCCGACCGCTTCCCATATGTTATCATGGTCCAATACAAACCATTGGTTCTTGTCTGTATCATCCCTCAATGCAGCAATGGCAAGAAACAAAGATTCGTTGGTTCCGCAATTAATACTTCCATGTTTTTTCAAAGGATGCCCATTCCTTATCACATGGTTCTTTTGAGAGAGTAAAAAGAACCTTCCATTGTGACACATTATAAAATCATACTCGTTGTCATCATCATCTGCATAATATTCAGGCTTACCATGTGAATAGCCCAAATATTCCAGTTTCTTCCGAAGCTCCGGTGTGTTTTTGCGTATAAACGCTGTTTGTAAAAATCTATACATATCTAATTTCTATTTTTTTGTTTATTACTTTCCCTTGTAAATAATTGTATATTTGTCTACGACTTATATTTAGTCCTATACTCGCAGCTTGTATAGACTTAAATACAGTTTCTTTTTCGTTTGAAAAAACAACTTTAACCTTTGCGAATGTTCGCTCCTCATAAGGTTGTATATCTAATGTATTATCATTAAATAATCTCCATTGACTATTAGCAAAAATATGATGTTTATCTCTTATTGAAAGACGAATTAGCGTTGGTGTCTTTCCGTATGAAGCAGCAGCATCTTTTATACTATCCCATGTTCTTATAAATTTACCAGATAAATCATATTGGTTTACAGGTTTACTTCTTGATATACTCATTTTTTTTCGAGCTTCAATACTATGCTTCTTTCCTAATTGCGACATACTTTTTCTTTTCCTCGTAATTGGATTACAAGCATTTTCAGAATAGGTACACCATTGAAGATTATTTACGGAGTTATTTCTTCTATCTGTGTCGATGTGGTCTACACAAGGTTTGTTTTCTGGGTTTGGAATAAATGCTTGTGCCACTAATCTATGAATACTAAACATTTTTTTTGTTCCGTATTTTGTAAGACCCACTTGGGAATATCCCCAAATATTTAATTTACCTGATATTATTTTCTTATAACGCCCAAGACTTTTTACTCTACCATAGTTACTGACTTTATATAATCCTTCGTATCCGACTACATCTTTCCATTCTTCATCATAATTTTTCATAAAGCACGGTGTTGTAAATCCCATATTTATTCTCCTTTCAGTCTTTTAAAAAATTTCATCGGAGACACTAAGGAACCCGACGAAATGTCTTTGAAAATTTCACTATCATCATTCACACCCAATGCAAGACAATACTCCTGCGGATTAACTTTTGCCAATTCACGGAGCTTCTTTTCCCTATCTACACCAGCATAAAGAATCCCGGTATATTCCAAAGTAATAGAGCCGTGCATGTCTTTCATATCTGATAGCTTTAATATTTCTCTTCTTGACATTATTCAATCTCCTTTCAGTTTCTCTATTAGTGAATCAGCAAAACCAATACTCCATTCTGCCACTATATTTGAGTCAGCACTCATTATCTGTTGATGTGGATTGCTACAGAATCCTTGCATTGCAGCCTTTGCCAGTTCATAACGCCTCTGCTCCCAATCAATGCTACTTCCTAATTGAATGATTTCTATGTTTTGATATGGAATTGTACATACACTCCCTTTTAGAAGAATACTTAATTTAGTCTTTTCTACATCGTCCCAGCATAGAACATCTCCAATTTCTCCGGTTTCTTTTATTCTTGCTTTCATGACTATTCTTTAGTTTTTACATATCCTTTTTGAATACACCAACACAGCATATAATAGGCGGCATCTATCAACCTCGGCATTTTTTCTAAACGAACGGTTCCATTATTCGTTACGTCTACATATTTAAGCCACCACAACCCCACTTTCTTAAATATGTACAAATCATATATCTGTATGGATTCCGGCAACTTGTCGAGAATATCCTGCAAAGTGTAGGTTTCATAATAATAGTCGTAATACGTATCGGCATCCAAAGAGACTACAACTTTTTTGTTTTCATCCGATTCTCTCCATTCGATACACATACTTGCATCGCTTGTATCTAATCCAAGCTCCTGCAAGTGCTTCATCTGTTCGATTGATAATACTTGTTTCATTTCTTTTCCTCCTCCGTTTTAATCTCTGTTACTTTACCACGACTGACAAATATGTCTCCACCCAACATATGGCATATTAACATTGATTGATGACAAATACTATAAAGAGAGCAATCATCACAATAAGCCTCTGAATTAGTATTCACCAATTTATGCAGCACTCCGTCTATTATTATTCCGTTCTTTACTTCCATGACCTTCTCCTATTCCTTTTTAAGTTTTAAAAACAACATTATTCTGTCCCATAATACCATATAGCTGTCCCAGTAATCGCTAAAGCTGAAATAGTACCAGCTCATTTGCAAATACCATATCGGCAGATAGGCTATGAATATGGCGAACCATAAAGGGATAAGCAGCCATCGGAGTATCAGTCTTAATTTTATCATAGTGTTAAAATAATATCTATTCTTATACACTCTTTGGGTTGAGATAAAGGTTCTGATTCTGTGTTTTCCCGATATACATACACTATATTGGTTTTCAATCCGGTTTCTAATTCGAGATTTTCCAGAATCCGGGCTATCTCCATTTCTGCTTTCGCTTTCTTTATTTTTGCTTCTTCTATATTCATATCAATCACCATTTAAAACATCCAACAACTCTTTCGCTCTCTTATAGGTATCAAAGCCCTTTACATTCACCCATTCGGATGAAATACGTTTGTCTTTTCTGACTTGTACAAAATACACGACTATCGGAATACAGCCGTTATACCTTATTTCTTTCACAATCCTATATCTTTCCATTCTAATCTCCTTTCTCCTTAATCCGCTCCAGTACATCCTTGTTAGCTTCGAGTATCTCGTCGAATGAGGGGATAGGTCTCCAATGAGTAACATATCCAGTCTTGATGTAGGGGTATATCCATTTATTCACTTCTCGCATTGCCATTTCATCAATACTACCATCAACAAATTTCACTTGACACATGCCTTTTGCTTGTTTGTTTGGTATTGCATCCTCTACGCTTATCCACGGTGATTGCTTTGCCTGCCATTCGACACCTTTTCTGAACATGTTTAGCATTGCTTGTTGCTGATATGCAAACTCACCTTTAACCACTATTGCATAGCTTGACATAAGCTCTTGCCATGCTGCTTCTTCTACTGTCTGTTTCATATATTTCTTATTGTGAGCAAGAACCACCGGTTTCCGCTCGTGTTAATACTTCATGTGCAGAAATGGCTTCTTTTTGCACATGTTAATCTCAATTCATTTTCCTTCTCTAATCAATCAGCCTTTATCGCATTGGCGATATTGTCCGCATCCGACAGTTTCCTTGCAAGAACTTCAAATGCTGCAGTACAGCGTTCAGTGTTCATGTTCACCGTTCTGCCGATTTTGAGATTGTCGGAGGCAAGGTTCATCAGTCTTGCCACATTAGCCAGTTTAAGGTAATCCAGCATGAATCCGTTGAACTTTGAATCCTTCCTCTTGAGTTCTCCTATCCGTTCGTCGAACTGTACACAAGCATAGTCGCACAACGTCCTTGCCAGTTCGAACTTTGCAAGTTCTGCGGAATGGGATATTCCGTTGTCATCAAGTGTCTGCTTGAACTGCCAGTATAGCATATCCACGTGCTTGTTCACTTCCTCCACATACTTGTCATTACATTCGGCAAAGAATTCGCTGCGGTCTGAACCGATGATACCGTTTACGGTCCGCTCGTATTCCCTTCTCGCTCTGTCCGCATCGTTCAAGTATCTTTTGAATGCCTGCTTGTAGTGGGGTGTGCGTTTCATCGCATGAATGCATTCGATAATTTGTCCGCAACAGATGTCGTTCGTGAACAGAATATTGTAAGTGCAGAGTACCACAAGGCTCTCATACTTGCTGATTATCTTGGTTGCTGTATCGGTAGTCATAGCTTTGTGTATTCTGCCTTATCCATACTCTTGTTCCTGCTCTCTTTTGCAAGTTCATCAATCATGCGCTGATACTTCCTTGCCACCAACGGGCAGCGCAGGTGCAGTGCGTTGTCACGCTGCCACTCCAATTGTTCGATTTTCTTTTCAAGTTCTACGTCCATGATGTTTTACTGTTTTTCCCTTATATGGATAAATCCTCTTTTCTCGCACTCTCGCAATAGCTCCATGTCTTCTTCCTTTATATCGCATGGAGTTTCGTGGTTTACGCTCATGTATGACGATATACCGAATCTTCTGCATATATCGTAGTAGAATCGTCTTTGTCGGCCTCTTGCCGTCCAACAGATTGTAAGTTTCATCCTTTATTGTCAAATTTATGTTTCTGCCAATATTTGTAACTGGCGTACTCTCCACGTTTGTCAAACATTATACGTTCGAATGTACCAACACGCCGCAATGCTTCGTTTGCGTACAAGTCTCCTCCGGCTATCTTGGCTTTCAACATCTCAATATACTCCTCCCGGCTGTACTCTTCTCCGGTAAAAACATTCATTTTTTCTTCCGGCATTGAATGTATCACTTCGTCGCGCTCCTTGTCGTAAGTTGCAAACCAACTCATGATAACAGAACCGTCTATTTTTCCGTAAAATCCACCGTATGACGAGTTCTCCCTTGCCCGTTTAAAACAAAGGCAAACATCCTCAATCCGGAAATAGTAATACTTGTCAAGGATAGAGTTCACAACAGATGCCGCTTGATAGTCATTCATATCCTCACGACTTCGACCATAGAATAGGAGAGTGCCCTCTATGAACTTTACAAGAACTGCCTTTATGCAGGTTTCGTTATCTTTCCTCCATTGCGATAACTGTATTGGAGGTGCGTTTATTGCCTGACTTATGGAAGTTATCTCATTACTGATGTTCTTGCAGATAGCAATCAGCTGCCTGGAAGATAGAACCGCTATTTCCTTGCTTGTTATTGAAATTTCTGTTCCCATTGTCTTTTAGTGGAAATAACCCTTGGTAATTATTACTCATGCTTTGCTCTATTATCGCAATCATCATCTGCTTGTCACCTCCCGAAAGGGTCAATAGCTTTCGGTAACATGCCTCGGCTCCGGTCTGCTTGTATGGCTGGCCCCTCTCTTTCTTGTAGTTGAGCCAGTATATGAATACATCCTTGTATTCTTCCTCTACGAAATAGAGGTCAAGCTCTTCCTTCTTCCTTATCGAGTTCCTTCCGTCTATCCATGCTTTCGCTATTTCATTTCGAATTTCGGAAGGGTACTTCATGGAATACTCTTCCGCTTGCTGCTTTATTGTCTTCATAATAGAAAAGGTAAATCCGGTTTTCTGTCTTCAAAATTATCGCACTCCTCAACCTCATTGGGCATAGGCTTTTGGGATATGCTAAGTATCATCTCTCTTTTCTCCTTACTGAACGTTCTGACTTTTGGATGATACATTACCTTGTTGTCTATATCGCATATAAATCTGCGACGGGGTCTCACGCTTGGAGTAAACTCATCAGAATCGCATTCGCTAATCTTATCGTTATATTCTATATCCTCTACTATGAGATGCTTGCATCCTATGCAATAAGCCCTATTAACGGGGTTTCTTTTGCATTTATCCTCATGTAATGTCATAGCCCCTTTGTTGAGTGATATTTTATTGCAATGGTCGCAATGGTACACTGTTCTTACATCTGTTCTCATTTTATGCAACTTTTAATTTATTCTTTAGCTAAATTCATAAGAAGCAATGCTAATTTTCTTGCCTCTGTCTTGGTTATTGACGCATATAGCTCCATCTCCTCGTCATAAGAGACCTTATCTTGTATCATAAACACAAGTTCTTCGCTTTCCTCAACAACATCATTTTTTGCCAACAATCTTGTATCGGATAGTTGCACGCTCATTGTGCTATCGTCAGTGGTTCTTATTTCAAAGTACTTTCCCATGTCAGCATGATATATTAGCCTCACGAACTAAGTTTGACGCAATGTTGAATACTTTGTCAAGGAAATGGTTTCTTTCTGCAATTTCAAGCTTAGATTCATCACGTCTTACTTTCTTGTAGTTGTTTATTGATATGTGATATAGGTAATACAATTGGTTGTATATCTTGTGATACACATCCCGAGTAGCAGTATTGGTTGCCTCTGCGTATCTGTTTACCAATTGCCGGATATTGTCTCGTATCGACAATTGAGGTATTACTTCCGGTGATAACGATAAAGATAAAAGCAACTTCCCGTTTTCTTCACGTTCTTTCTTCATTGCCGCAATCTCATTCTCTACATTCTCTATTCGTTTCTCGTATTCAAGGTTTATGTTCGCCTGCATTGCGAACATCTGTGCAGAAGAAAGATGTTGTTTCAATGCTTTCTCCATGGCGTTGAAGGCTGCGATATATTCCAATTTGAATTGCAATGCCTTCTTTCCGGTAAATCCCATAACAAGTAAAGTAAACCCATCACGATTCATGACTACAACACGTGAATTTCTTACTCCACCATTAGGTTGAGGGACATCAATTGATGTTTCCGCAAAATATCCTTCACATTGATTTTCAGACAATTTATCAACTAAAGCATCAATGGCTTTTAATACATCACCATGTTCTTTGCCAAACTTTTCAGCTACCAATAAGCTGTTGGTTAACACTTGGTCGTTCTGACCTTTAAAAACTAATTCGCTCATAAATATTATTGTTTATTTTTTTAAATTTTACTCAATAAAAGAACTTCTCTCCCTTTTTCCGGAAAGTGAGGTAGCCCGATAAAAGGCTACCCAACACGATAAGTATTTCAATCATGGCTGTTACTTCTTGACTATTCCTGTTCTTCTGTATTCATCCCACTTGTCATACTGCTTCGTTTCGACAAGGTAGTGGAAGCATGAGCATTTTAGTTCTATTTCCCTGCGTTCGCTCCACCTTGTCCATTTGAGCATTTCTTTCGTGAATTCCAGTTCTTTTTCAAGCCTTGCGATTTTCCGCTTGTCGGCTGCGTTTGATTTTACAATCTTCGGGGCAATCTCGTTCACCTTGTGGAAGACTTCACGGTACACGTCGAATACGGGACGAACCTTGCGGGCGATGAAGTATTCTAAGCAGGAGACAGAGAGGTGATATTCTATTGTCGGTCTGCCACCTTTTGGGTTTTCGCCATTTTGGGCTAAAACTTGATAGTCAACGCTTTCTATAAAGTTTTCCTTTAAAGCTCGCACTGCTTTTTCTTTTGCAGAATAGCACAGAGTCCAGCAACTATCAAGGTTAACGGGGTAGGGGACATTTAGTTTTGAAAGTTCCAAAATGGCTTTAAAATAGCGTTTGATTTCTTCGGTTGAAGAAGATAAGGAAAGGGTGCACGTGTCGTGTGCAGACGTACTTATACATCTACTGTTTTTCAATGTACTCGTAATTCCGTTGAACTTTGGCATTTGATAAACAGAATTTGAGTTATATATAAAAGAGAAGCCGTCAGCTTCCCAAAACTCGCCAAAGTTCTACATATCTGCAATTGAGATAGGTATATCACGGGAAACTAACGGCTATATCTTTGCGATAAGCAGTAGTCGTAAGAATATAAAAATTCCTACCTCAAATTGCTATTACATTAAACTTTGGCGAAGTTTATGCCGCAAAGATACTAACTCAAACCAAAATGCCAAAGGAAAACGCCAAATAATTATTGTTCCCGTGAACAAACCCAATCATCCACGGGATTTCTTAACTTTGTGTCGTCAAACTAAAAATTAAGAACTATGGAAACTAAAGAATTTTACATTGAAAAAGCAAAAGAGCTTATTGAAAAGGCAAAATTAGTCAAAGGAGAATATGATGAAAACGATATTTTTAGCTATCCTGAAATGAAAGACCTTTCAAGAGAACTTATCCACCTTATATACTCTTATGACAAGACACTTCCGCTATTGGATGAAGCAAAAGGACTTATGGAACTTTCTTTTTCAGGAATTTCGTTTGATAATCATAAGTGTAAAGTTGACTTCCAAAAGTATCACACTATTTGTAAATATTTCATTCATTACATTGAGGAGCTTGCACCGGAGCGAGCGGTGCATTCTTAATTCCGTCTATGCAATTAATAAATCTGTCAGAAACAGAATTGTTTGTCAATAATTCTACGCTGTCAATAAACGATTGCCTTATTTTATCGGGGAGTGTTTTCAATGCTTCCCGATTTTTAATAGGCATTCCCACTACAGAGAGTGAAAAGGTTGATTTATCAATAATATTAGTTCCTTCTTCTGGGATATTGATTCTAATTTCTATTTCCATAACACTTGTATTTTTATTTTTCATTAAACATTACATTTCTTCCAAATAGTCTGTTACCACTTCTATAAACTCGTCCAGCGAACGGACTATGACATATTTAGCACCGATACTCTCAAACTCCTTCTGATAGGCTTTCTGATGTTCAGACTGCCGACCTGTCTTTGTCTTTAATTCAACTCCACAGAAGGGATAGAACTTGTTCGGGATAAGAAGTATCAAATCAGGGAATCCGGCTCTAACGCCCATCTGCTTGAACTTAGCAGCTTCGATGGCGTTGCGCTTTCCTCCATTTGGAGCATGAACCAGCCTTTTCTTCCATTTGGGATATTTCAAGTCCCAATATTTAATTATAGATTTTTGGAGAGAATCTTCTAAATGTCTCATATATGCTTTATTTTAAGTTCAACATTCACCGGTTTGTCTTTCATCGTGGAGAAAGCGTCAAGCAGCTTCTCCTTGATTGCCTTCAAAGGCTTTGTCAGTATATGGCTCTCGACTATTTCGAGAGGTATCTTCCTGCCGCTATACGTGATTAGGGACATGGAAGTTATTATGTAAGGCTTCATATTATTTCTCAAATTAAATATGTGGACGTGGATGGAATCGAACCATCGTACCTGAGCACTCCGTCATTTCGGCTTTCTCTCCGTATAACCAACTTCGGTCTCACGCCCATATTCGCCCGTCCCATCTTCACAGACCGGGCAGGCTGGTTGAACAAAAAGTTCAGTCGAAATTGAAATTATCTTCACCGTCCGGCATTTCTTCCGGAGCGTCATTCCCGAAGTCCATCGGAATGAACCAGTCTGAAATAAACTCTTCCATTATATCAAGTCGATTATCTTTGTTTTAACAATAGCATCCAATCTCATGTCTGACAAACCTTGTGCAAGGTGTTGCTCCATCAAAGTGTTTGCCTCCTTTACATCTTTCGCATAAACCAGATTATAGTATTTCAACTCTTTCTCCTTACCGTTCTCATCAATCTGGGTATCTACAATGGTAGCCTTGAAAAACGGCTTGTCTTCTGTCTTTTCATTGACTATCTCAATAATATTTGAGCGTGATATGGAGAAAATATCGCATTCCATATTGTCGGATGCGTACTGTTCAAGACCTTTGGCTTCCGCTTCTGCAAACAGTTCACAGTCTGTAATGAAGTGTTCTTTTACTTCCTTTTCTTCTCCTTTGTCATTGGTCTTGTTGACCTTCAGCTTTAGTTCGTAGTACATTATTGTTCTGTTTTAAAAATTCTCTTTTGATTTTCTTGTTAAGCTTCCCGACAAAACGTCCGTGCTTCTCAGTCGTTCCATCTGGCAGACATTCCTTGTAGGAGTAAAGCAGCTTTTGCAGGAGAAGCACTTCCTGTTTTGTGAGGGTGAGTTTCATTGGATTAATGATATAAAAAGCGAGGTAACATTATAATAATGCTACCTACGCTTGATTAATTATAATTCATTCCTTGATGTTAATCAGTTCTTGATGAATAAGGAATATAGTGCTTGCATCATTTCTGAATAGCTCTGCATTGCCTTCATCGACGCATGAAGCGTAATTGAACAACAGTTGAACAAGTTCGTCTGCAAGTTCCCTTGGCGACAAGGATTCATTGAACAACTGATTGAACCCGGATAAATCATACTGCTTTTCAGTTCTCATATCCAACTCCTCCCCACATAAGACGAAACGTTTCCTTTCCTTTCGGAGTGACAAGAAGCTGCGTACCTGCGTGCCCGTTTTTCTCAAAGTCCTTTAACTCAAAGTACATCGGTACGTATTGGGAATACGGTTTAAGCTTCTCTTTTGCGTCTCTATATAGGTATTTGTTGTCTATGAGCAATGAAATAAACTTGTTTTGAGGGATGTGTATCTGCTTTGCTGTGTCCCTAAGATTGGTAAGCAAGTTCCTTGATACAAGATTGTCGAAATATACAACTTTCGGTCTGTTCATCTCGTTTTCAAGAGCGAGCTGTTGGCGCACCTTTTCTTCCTCTATCCATTTCTCGGCTCGTTTGATTGGGTCGGAAATCATGTAGGAAGGAGAAGAAAGCTCCTTTAGCTTCTGTTCACAAGCGATAAAATATCGTCGAGCCTGCTTCCCTTTTTCGTTTCCCTCCATCATTGATATTTCCTTAGCTGAATCAATGGTTAGAGCATATTCTGTCAATGGTCTCCCTCCATTAGGGTTTTTCATAAAATTCTGAAAAACCTCAAAATCTTGGTTCTCAATTAAATCGCACTGCTCTATTCGGTTTTTAATCCAATCGGCAAACTGTTGTTTGCTTTCAAGAAACGAATGAAGAAGTCTTGCGCTTACTGCTTTCTTACCGTTGTAGTCTTGTAGCGGTATAAGTTCACCGCCTTCATTTGGTAGGGATGTTCCAAAATAGGAATTTCCCGTTTGGAATAAATTTGTTGCCATAGTTGTAGGTCTTTTTTTTGGCATTATAGACAGAAAAACGGCTGTCCTTTCCCGATGACCTACACCAATGAATGGCAGGGAGAGCATTAACTTCTCCACTCGGGGGTAACAGCCGCTATATTGCAGCAAACTTGCAAGCATAAAAAATGCTCACTAAAAAGCGAGCGTCACTCGCCATTCATTATGTAGGTCGCTGCAAATATACTTCCTTTTTCTAAAATACCAAAAGATTCATAGAATTTTTCCTAAAATGGCAAATCGTCATTTTCTTCAATTTGCGCAGCCGGAGCTTCCACCGTAGCAGCCGCATTGCTTGAGCCCTCAAACTCATAAGGCTTGAAGTCCCCAAGGTAAACCTTTGACTTGGTTTCCGCTTCCGTCTTGTTCGCATCCCTGTATTGCTTTGATAAAGACTGCTTGCAATAATGCGTCTTTCCGAACTGGCTCGGCTCTCTTCGCTCGTTGATGTTTAGCCCAAGATATACGGACTTTGCTTTCAGGTTCTCGCCCATGCTTACGTACAAGTCATTTTCCTCTATCGGGATAACGATACACTTCTTGTTCTTGATTGTTGCTATGCCTGCTTTTTCAAGCTTCAACAAATCTATGCTTCCTTGTAAATTCATTTTTTGTTAAGTATTTGATTAATAATTCCATTTGCAGCCATTATCCGCTTCTCAAATTCGGCTATTACAGCTTCATCCCTTGTTATCTCCACAACGTGGATGTTGTGCTTCAAGAAAGGGCAGAAAACGACAAAATCGGCTTTATCCAATCCAGTACAAGCCATCTCCGCTTGCACTTGGTAGAAATATTTAGGATTAACAGCTTTCAGAGTTTCGTTATCCTTAACCTCTGCCATGTATTCCATGAATGTTTTCGGAAGCGGAACTTTTATTTCTGCTACCTTTCTTAAGCCATCCTTAATTGCTATACGGTCTGGAGAAGCGGAGAAGTGGGGGATTGTCGGGTGCTGAATGCTTTCACACTCTTCAAGTTCGCATCCTGTGACAAGCTGATAACGTTCTGCGGCAAAGTCCTCATTGTCGTGTCCGAACTCTATAAACTTGTTGCTGATGCTTACTTGTTGTTGGTATATCTCAAACAGATAATCGTCATCGATGTATTTCTGCAACAAATCTCTCTCTGCGCACACTTCATATATATAGGAAAGGGCTGTCTTCCCGAACATTTCCCCTTTTCTTCCGCTTGTCATAAGGTCTCCAATGCGACTACCAGTTATCTTACCCAACCGGGAGATAAACCACTCCTTTGAACCCTGTTCAATCATTGAGCTGGCTGGTTAAAGATTTCTCCTGTTGTTTTATCAACTACTGGCTCCATTGCCTTTTTCATAGCATCTTTCTTTGCCTCCTTACTCCCCCTAATGGGCTTCATAAGTTCGTCAACGGTAGTATCTCCGTCTTTCAGAGACTGAACAATGCCAAGAAGCAATGCGATTTCATCAGCCTTGATTTGATTTACAGTCTGTTTCCCACACAACTTGATTGTTTCCTCTTCGGTAATACCGTATTCATCAAACAAAAAGTCTATTGCTCCTTTCCTTCTTTTGATTATTTTTTCCTCGTCGGATAAATCGCCGGTGATAAATTTTTGTGCGGCTTTATATACCTTCTCGACCACCGCTTTAGGGACAACAGCAAATACCGCATTTCTGTATGCAATACTATTCGCAGCGTTTCCGGTTACAGTAATCATATCATCGCTGAACCTATTGCCGTTTTTACCTACAATGCTTCTTCTTACCTCAAAGGCAGAAGCTACGTTCGCTTCCAAGTCCCAACAAGTTCCTCTACTTATTATCTGTTTGTCGGTGATTTGAACTACCTTAGCCTCTGTCCTCATGTTCCCCCAATTGGAAACAATAATCTTTGCAAGGTGAACGGACGGCCCGGTAATAGGCTTTCCACCTCTCGGTAACGCATATCCACAGCTTTGAGCCGTTTCAGAATCCATTGTCGCCATGGCAATAGAATTATCGACACACCTTTTGATGCTTCTTGGATATTGTTTGGCTGTTGCTACTTGACTGTCAACATTAGCTCTCTCTACCGCATCTACTTGCACAATTTGCACTTCTTGTGCTTCAACAGGAAGCACTTCATAATTTTCTAATCCCATAATTATATTTATTAATCAGTTATTTAAAATAAAGAGTAAAGCTTTACTCATTGTAAGTGATGTATATCCCAAGGCATGAAAAGGATGCCATCAGGGAGAACATGAATGCAGGGAATACTTGCCCCACATTGGTTACGGCTACCGACCTTACCAGTAATACTACCATCCACAATAAGCAGAAGGCAAAGAATACCGTATAGCAATTTATCTTTCTCATACAAAAATGATTTCGTCTCTGTAAACCTCGATAAAGGAATGCTTTCCAAACTCTATCGTTACCTTGTCACCGCTAATGCTGTGTATGGTCCCTATTCTGGCTTCCCAGCCGGGAGCGTTGTACTTGACTTTTACTTTTTTCTTTCCCATATTTATATTGTTTTTAATTGATGTTCCTAAAAAAGAGTCCGGTCTATTTTCTCAAACCGACCGGACAAAAACTAAACTCTAACTTCAATCATTCATGTTCCCCTGAACCAATCCGATTGGCAACATCGCGTTATTGTCAGGGGATTTTCTTAATTTTGCATTGTCACATTTAAAATTAAGAAATTATGGATTTATCAGAATTAATCAAATGCTACAATATGGAGCATAAGTCTTTGTTTACCGCTTTTGTGGTGTCTTTGCCAGTTTTGTTTACAGTTTTATATCTGTACATACCAGAGTTTCCCAACTTGAAGTTTTATGAACAAGCTGTTTTTTCAGCCACTGCATCTATCTTTTGCGTTTATATCTCGTACCTTTCTACCGTTATTGTATATAAAGCAGCAAGGGAGCAGTACAAGAAGGGGTATTTATTTTTGCTCGTATACACCCTCGTTGCTTCCTTTTGGCTTATTTTCTTTCCTGACAATTATGGTCTTGGGTATAGATATGTGATATACGTTTTTTCCAATGTGTACATCTATTTCTATGGAATCCTTGCACTCGGCGCTTCGGTTATCGGTATCTTTAGAATTTTTTTTCATCAAACCGAAAAACAATTCAAGAAGCGCATAACAAAGACAGAGGACAAAGAAAACGATGCCAAGTAGCACGCTGGAAGATAATGTATTCCCCATTGTTGTTGCAATTTAGTTTGTTCCCGTGGGCGTTCCGGTGGTAGCCTTACTGCCCTCCAACATCTATGGAGGACCACGGGATAATTACATAATTACTTCAATTTTCTGATTATATCACCGCCATAAGAATCTTGAGTCAACTCTATAAACTCATGTACGGTGTAAGCATCCTTATCAATGTCTATACCCTTATTGATACAGAATGACAACCTTCCTTGCTTGCACGAACCGGTCAGCACATGATGCCAATGGAACAATTCTTTAGCCGATACCTTTTTAGTAAAGTCTGGAAAATGCTTTTTAAAAGCTTCTAACCTTTCCTCCTCGGTTGAATCGTCATACAATTTTTCTTGAAGTGAAGCAAAGGCCTCGTGCAATGTTTCTCCATGAGCGAATTTCCCATTCTCTTTTGCAACAAATGTCTCAGTCAATGTAAAGTCATCGTTCAGTATATATCCTTTAGCTACATTGTCATGAACATGCTTGATAATTGTAGGAATATCATCAATGATATATACTTTGTCGCCATTGAATGTTTTAATTCCATCGCCATAGCCAGAGCCATAGCCAGAGCCATCGCCAGAGCCATCGCCAGAGCCAGAGCCATCGCCATAGCCAGAGCCATAGCCATCGCCAGAGCCATAGCCAGAGCCATAGCCAGAGCCATCGCCATAGCCAGAGCCATCGCCAGAGCCATCGCCATAGCCATCGCCATAGCCAGAGCCAGAGCCATAGCCATAGCCAGAGCCAGAGTATATACTAAGAAACTCTCTTATCTGTTCTTCCATACGTCTACCTCCTCAATGGATTTTATCGCTTCATCTGTACAAGGAATTATTTCTATAACCCCCAAAATAGAGATTATCGGTACAACTAATGTAAATTTACAATCATTAGGTCTTTTCGTTCCCTCAACAGCTAATTGGCTGATAGATGCAGCCCCATACCAACACCACAATCTTCGGCAGTCTGCCAATGTAACTTCACTACCATTCTTTTCTTTCAACGTACCGTAAAATACGCCCGCTCTGTCTGCTCTAATAATAACTTTCTTTCCAATCATAATTCTATATATTTAAAAGATTAATAAGTGTTGCTCTCCCTCAACGCAACAATGCGTGTTTAGCCTTTCAGCATACCCGAATTTGACGGGAGGGGAGATATATTGATAAGCGTGTACGGTCGCCTTTCATTACCACCGCATACTTTATACCGATTTAAGACTGTATCGGACGCTTATGTTGTCATTGTGACCTCATTCATACTGCGTGTCGGTTGCCTAATCCGTCATTACTTACTCCTAAAGACTTGGATACAGTATTAATTCTTTGAAAAAATCAAGCCCATATGGGATTACGGCGTTTCCGCTACCCATAATTTCTTGATTACATTAGGATTAGAATACAGTATCAAGAAGACTTGCATTCTAAATCTCTACATCAATACGTCAAAGACCTATCAAGTGCTCCCGTCCGGTCCTCGCTACCGGAAGCCGTTCAATCCGACCACGGGAATGTTCTAAAGATTCATGTCTACATGCTCGTATCGCCAGCCGAGCATCGCGTATCCTATATCATGGCTATTGCATTTCCTGCCTATAGGTTCCCTGCCGACAAGGGAAGCGGTGTATTCGTCCATCTTCAGCTTGGCATCCGCCCAGGCATCCCTCAACGCGTGCCCGAAGGAGTACCACCGGAGTGACTTGTTCCTTCTGGAGTAGGCAAAGGCAAGCTGCATGATGGCTCTGTGGTTGTATCTTCCTTCAGTCACAAGATTGTAATCCCTTGATTTCATCTTTCGAGAAGTTTTATTATATCAGATTTACGGTATCTTCTTCGATGTCCTACTTTCGTATATGGAATATCGCTGTGCATCACGTAGCTTATTGACATTCTCAACTGTAATGCGGCCTGTTCTGTGGTAAGCCATTCGTCTGACTCTGCCGTAACAGATTGAGATATGTACAGCTTCATATCCTTTTGGATAAGTTTGTACAGTTCTTCCGCAATCTGCTTACACTCGTTTCGTGTCATTTTTTCACTGCTATAATGGTTATCGTCAAATCTTTCAGCGAGTATGAACATCTGTATTTCTTGACGTCACCCGGTTTGTCACTTGAATTGCTTAGTTGATAGGCATACGTATGTGCACTTTTCAGAGCCTCATAGGTATCCATGTGGAAAGTCATGGAACTTCCTGCCTTTATTCCCAAAATGTCTTTCTTACTAACTCTTTGCATATTATTTCTATGTTTATTTAGATTTTACATGTGTTTTATTTGCAAATAAGAAAGCTAACGGCTATATTTGTCAGTGAAATATGTATGCGTGACTTTTAATAGTCTATGCTTTCTTTTTATGTCAACCGGCTTTGTTTGTTTCTTTGTTGACGATGCAAAGATAGTCCTATTGTTTGGACTACAAAAATATATAGTCTTTTTTTTGGGACTATATTGTATGTTATAAAACATGTTTTGCGTAATTTATTGATTATTAGAAGTATATGAATAAGTATAGAAACATATTATCACTGGCATTATCTGTAACTGCTATTGCAATATCCATAATTGCGCTATGCAGGGTATATCCGAATACCTCTGATTTGGAAATGGACTATCAAGGGATAATAGTTGGGATATTGGCGTTGCTGGTTACGGTGCTGATAGGATGGAACATATACACGTTGATGGATTTCAATAGTGCGAGGAAATATGTGGATGATATGAAAAAGGGAATAGACAAGCAGGAAATGGATATATATACGTTCCGAAAAGAATCTGATAGAGTTTCACTTGGCTGTCTTATTTATGCACATATCAAAGGATGACAAAAATTGCATGGATGCTTATCAGATTGTCTTAAGTGGATTGTCCGCCATGATACACCAAAGCAAAATAGGTCTTTTCAAAGAATGTGATATAACAGCAATGTCAATATTATCAGAAAAAGTAATACCAATGCTAAAAATAAACAAGCAATCAAAAGAATCATTACTGAATATGATGGCTGAGATAAAGGACGTTCAGGAAATTGGTTGTTATGCTGCTTTAATGCACGCTCTATATTCCGTCGTTCCCGTTTCGTAGTACACGCGTTTGATGCGTATGTTTGAATTAGTAAATTCAATAACTCTTCTTTTCCCATAATTCGTTCTTTGAAATGTTTGCAATCGGTTATTATAATTATGTATATTAATTATTTAAACAAGTAATTATATACTTTATGTTAACTTATAAATTACCAGGTTTGAAGGAACGTTGATTTTTGAGTGAATCATCCCCTTACCCGTAGAGAGTGGTTTTTCTCTCTAACGGTTCAGGGATAATTCGATGGCAAATCACCAGTATAAGTTAGGTATCGACCCCATCGGCTCTGAATTGGGTGCTTCCAATCTCGGCTTTCAGCTTCTACAGAGTTGGTTATCTCGTAACCTGCACCTGCGCACCAGTCTGCTTATTTCAATCGACTGCCTTCTTTCGTGCATCCCCTCACGGGCTTTCACCGTGAAGCTTCGGAAGGTTGTTTTAAATCTGTTATTGGTCGAACGTTTTTTCCCCGATAGCCCTGCTGTATCCAATTCATGGAAAGCATACAATAACCGATTGTACTTTATATAAATAAAAAAATCCGTTGCTAAAGTAGAGCGGCAACGGATTTCCATATAGAAAAGCCCACGTTAGGGCGATTGTATAATCATGTGTCTGTTGCCGCTCTACTTGCAACGGATGCAAAGATAGTCCTATTATTTGGACTACAAAACAAATGGGAGATTTTTTTTATGAATGATGTAACAAACAGATTTGTACGCACCTATAAAGAAATGGGGCTTACCGGTTATAGGATGGGAAAGGATTGTTCTTCTATAACCAAACAGAAAATATCAAATATAGAAAAAGGAATTACCGAAGTTACTGCCGATATTCTTGCAGATTTTGCTTTGGCTTATGAAAATGTCAACGCCAACTATATCCTTACTGGAAAAGGCAATATGTTCCTGAACAACGAAGAAAAAATGGAGTCTTCTACAGACATCGGAGCGTTAGGGCTTACCTATGATGAACTGGCAAGGTTTTACGAGACAACCGTATCGCGTTACGAGAGGCTTATTGAAGATATGAAGATTAAGTTTGAAGCCCTTGAAAATGCGTTCAGAGATGCTAAGGAAACTTTTGACGGAAGAGAAAGCGCATAAGAATAGAAAAGCCCTAAAGCCTTTCTATCCAAAGGAGAGTAGTTTTATGCCCCTTGAGGTCCGGCATGATGCAGTATCTTCATTTCGTAAATCTCTTGTTTTTGCGAGACGGAGGTGTGCGTTTGCAATTCATTCTCAAGCACAGATATTCTTTTATGCGCACATTCCAAGTCTTCGGATATGCGCAGACACTGTTGCATGAGAATTTTGATTTGCCTCATGAGACAAAAGACGGAAAGGTTGACTTCTTCCATATAGTTGATTATTTAAAATGTGACCGATATATAACATTTGTGTTTTAAAACGGTTCAATTTAAAAATGTGTTGTTAAGCATATCGATAAATAACGAATTTGTTACGAAATCACATGGATATAAAAAACAAGGAAAGCGCAGCGGCAAGATTACATCAATTTGTCGTATATGCCAAGAAGGAGAAAATGATTAAAAGCATACGAAATTTCGAGGATGAGTGTGGGTTGTGCAATGGATACCTGAATAATGCCTTGAATGCAAGTCCTGGAAGTATAGGTAGCGAAAATATATCCCGTATAGTGGAGAAGTTCCCGATGCTGAATGTGTATTGGCTATGCACGGGAAAAGGAAACATGCTGAATTATGAAGGGAAAGAGAAGGAATACAAGGAGGTCATGTCGCTCATATCCGAACTACAGAATGCGGTAAAGAAGATGAGGCAGTGATACTGTTATGATACCATAAATTACATGTTGTCAATTAAATAATTAATAATCAATAAATTACATATAATGTTGTAATCGCAACGGAATCACAAGGGAAAATGCTAATAGGTTCATTGATAACTTGTTAGCATTTTCTTTTTATGATAGTTGCACAACATTTGCACAACTTGCGAATAGGGAAAGAAAAAGCCGGGAAATAATTCCGGCTATATTGTTGTTTTAACCCCACCGCTGATTTTAGGAGATGGGTCGTATTCTGCTTTTTGTCTTCGTTTCTCGTCCTCGTCTTTGAGGTACTTGTTCCTTATCTCTTTGATGTCATTCGTCATTTCCCATACCTTGAAGAAGAGGATGATTTGCAGTACTCCGAATATTAGGAGTATGATGGTTAGAAAGTCAATCATAATCTTATGTGTCTAATTTGTTATTTTAGCCATTTTGCAACTCCACCATGATGTGAACATGTTCCTCTACGGCTTTTGCTAAAACTATATGTTCCATCTCTACATAAAGCTGTTGCTCCAGGAGGCGCGGAATTATAATAAGTTGGAGATTGTACTCTTTCTCCCTTTGAATTTGTATAATATTTAATAGACGTACTGTTATTGTATGTAGTAGTACATTCTATTTTTTCTTTTGAAAGGTATTTAGTCGAAACATATCCTATGTATCCATTATAGTTTATCGGAATCCATTTACATTCACAGTCTTCATCTATGGTAACTTGAGTGCCTTTAGGTATTTGAGTAATAATAGCAGAGGTCGTATTAGGAGCCTCTCTCAAATTTAGATTTGCCATAACATATCTTATGGTATCTTGCTGAGTGGAAAGTTGGGCATTTAACAAGCAAGGAAATAAGAAAGAAAAAAATAGTATTATTCCTCTTTTCATAATCTTAGATATTTAGTTTGTTATTTTCTCCTAGAAGGAGCTCTTCTTGTATGTGGCTTAACATAAGTTCCATCCTTTCGATAGTATCCTTTAACTTGGACAGTACCACCAGTTGATGTTGGCTTATACTTATATTTTGTTGAATTACTAAGTGCATGATTAGAATGCGAATATTTATAAGTAGATGTTTCAGAATCAAAATTCCAATCAGATAAAGAACGAATTTTCTTTTCTGATAGGAATCTTGTTTTATATACATAACCTCTTTTGTTACCGTATTTAGCTCTTCTGTATTTCTTGTATTTTCCTGTTGAAATTAAGTTTTTGCCAACAGGTACTTCTATATATGTCGAGTTAGTATTTGGCGATGCGTATAACTTTACAGGACCTGCGGTTTCACATAAAAAATAATTGGTTGTACAACTACCGAATATTAGTATGAAAAATAGTAGTATTAATAATTTTTTCATGACTTTTATAATTTAGATTGTTCTTGAGATTTCTTATACAGTTTTTGGGCTTTTTCAAGTCTTGTAATATACTCCATTACGTCATATTGAACGAAAGCCCATTTCCCGTCTTCGTATCTAATACTTTCATTGGTTTCAAGTGCTTG